TCGTTTGGGTTAGGCATTTAATTTTTCTCTATTAATCCGCTTTTATATTTGCCAATGGTTTCAATCGCTGTTTTATATACATCACCTTGACAAAATCCCTTTTTAATAAGATTAACTCCGACCCATTTATAATTCCTTATATCCAATTGATAATTTTCGATTATCTTAATCGCATATTTTAAGGCTTCGTTAAGTCGCGTAGTTTCTTCTTTTATATATTCATCGCAAGCAAATTCATACGCAGCCTCTGTATTACCATAATAATCTTTTTTCTCTTTTAATATTTCCGAGAAGGATTTCATTAGTATCTCATAATTAGTTTATACTTTGCGATTAGGTTTTGTCTTTTGTTTATCATCGGAATCAGAAAATCTGTTATACACCGCAGCATGCTAAGCTCTATAATTTTTATAGAGTAAAAAACATAGAATTCTTCTATTGTCGGTATATGCGTAAAACCAGGCTTAAACTTTTCCTTAATAAATTCCTCCGTCCATAAATCGCAATGTTCTTTTATCTCTTGTTTAGATAATCGTTTCATTTGCTTACCCATTCTTTGCCGTCCCATGTTTTATTATGCTTTTGGCACATTAAAGCAGAAAGCAAAGCAATCTCAGGTGAACTATAATATTTATCGTCATAATTAAGAGTATCAAATTTTACTAAATAGTCAAATTCTTTTCTACCTATCCACATGTTTATGCCTCTCTCGGTTGGACTAAAATTTCTACTTTTATACCAAGCAAAACTTTTGTACCGTATCCATCTATACCGTCAACGATAGTGATGTCGTTAATGAACAAATCTTTATGCTCTTCGTGGAATTTGGCTACGAGTTCGGTAAGTTCTTTTAGAAATTCGCTGTGGGCTTCTGTTGCGGTTTTCATATTACCTCCTTTTCGGTCAGTTTCTTTTCACAACCATAGCTAAATTTTTATTCATTGTCAATCTTTATTTTCGTTGTTCATTATTTTGTTGATTCTCGTTTTCTTGAACACTTTCGTCTAAATTCGCATTCCCGTTTTCGCCTTCGTTCATGTACTGGTCTAAACTTGCGGCGTTTGCTTCCAGCTTTCTTTTTCTTTCCGCCTCAATGCGTGTCATTTCTTCATCTGCATTGTCTACAAAGGTTGACTTTTCAAGATAAGTCTGTAAACTCATGTCACCTGTTGCACGCGTTGAATTAAGCGTGTTCATGTATTCAACTTCGTTAAACGGTTGTGTTACATTAAAAGAAAACTTTATTTGTTTGTAGTCATAATTTTTTTTATACTTCCGGTTGATCCAAAAGACGTGAAACCACATCATTTGTTCTATGCTTTCTTGGAACAAAGATAGCATTGCATTACATTTAGCTTCTAATCCTGCGAATAATGCCTTGATTGCAATATTCGTTATGCTGCCTCCCGTCATTGCGGACGGATCAACTATACGACCTATTTTATAAATCAACTTTTCACATAAATCGAGAGCTTCTTTACGCGCTTGAATTGGTATCTCGTTCTTTAGATTAGTTACATCCCCGTCCTCTTTTACCGTTATTGCACCAATCGAATACAAAGATTTTAGATATTGTTCAAGATCATAAATCTTCCCATCCCTCCCCTCCTTCATCAATCCTTCATAACCTTTAAGAATAAGTATCAATTGCTTTATATCTTCTAAATCGTTTATCCAGCCGCTAAAGACTTTGTCGTAAGAATCTATTAATGCTTTTATTGCGTCGAGATCGGTGGTCAATTGAGGGTTATTATAAACCGGTACGAAAGGAACGCGTCCAAAGCTATTCTTTTCTACTTTACCGATTGACTTATTTTCGTCCACCCAGTGAGAGGAGGGATTTATGTCATAACTGTAATCGTAAGTCCACGTTAAATCTTCATGTTGTTCCCAATATGTCACGTCGTTTTCCGTCCACTTTTCGAGCTTATAAAGCATTGCTCGATTTTTGGTTTCGGGATTTATGAAGGGATATTTATAATATCTAATTATACAAAGTAATTTGTCTTCATATTGCATATCATAAATCGGGATTATGCCCAAAGCGGACGTTATCACGTAACGGAAATTTCCCTGCGGGTCTATATAATAATGCAACCACTCAACCAATTTATTAGAAGCACCGTGAAGGGCTAACCTTAAAGTGTTTTGAAATTTCGCGCTTAGTTCTGTGTTTATTATTTCTTGAAATTCTTCGGCTTGCGCAATAAGCTCTTGCTCTTCGGGCGTTGGATTCTCTTCGTCAACTACTTTTACTTCGTTTACGGTTATCGTTGCATCTTTGCCCATTACTCTTTCTACTTTTTGATCGACTCCGAAAGTGTGGAATTGAACCGGGACTAAATTGTTTGCTCTGTTTTGCATTTCTACCGCGTTTCCGGTTTCGGTGTAATAGTGGTTCTTATGATCGAGATAGTCATGTTTCCCGTGATAATAGTTTTCGCCGTCTCTCATCTTCTGCTTAAATTCAGACGCTACATCTGCATCTATTAAATCTTGTATTATCATTGAATCGATAGAAATTCTATCGGCTAATAATTTCATGTTTATTTTTTCGGTTTCGCTGTAATATGCCATGGTTAAACTCCTCTAAAACTTTCCTCGTTTTATTTAAAATAAAAAAGCCGAACTCCAATAAGCCTTTCTCGCTTACTGGATCCGGCTCGTTTTCAGTTACCGAATCTACTACTTATTTGAAGGAGTAAATTCTTGTCTCCTAAACTTCCTTTTTAGATTCCATAAAAGATATTAACGTGTTAATTTCCTTAAATAGTCGCCCTTTCGGTTCAACGTCTAAAAGGAACCAGCGCAATTTGTATAATTCGTGGATCCCATTTTTCTTGAGTCTTCTTAAAAGAGTTCTTCTGTTAAACCACCACAATATATTTCCTTTCAATTGTAAAAACATTCATTTATCCTTTTGCTTAACCTAATCTTACGAAGAAAGACCGCCCCATATCTCGCTCCATTGCGTATCGCGTCATATCGATGCTATGGTTATCTTTATCTTCGAGTTTTGGTTTTTGATTTCCATCCCTGTCTATTTGATAATCTATATTTTCAAATTCTCGCGCTATGTTGGGCGTTCGCTGATGATCAATTATTATTTCGTCAAGATCATTCAACCATTTTTCGCCGTACTCTACCGACCCTTCGCCCTTTTTAGCCCCGGCAATGCTTATGCCATGGTCTTTCATTTCTGCTATAGATTTTGGCTCCGCACAATCGGCGGTCGTTAATATAGAACTATATTTCTTTAATTTCAAGTCCTCCGCAACTTTTCTATTCGATAATTGAACGCCAAATATTTCGTCAATGAAATAAAGTTTTCTTCTCGTTTTATCATAGTGCATTCTTCCGAAACAAAATGGATCGCTTGCGTAACCCCAGTCTATGCCTTGACGTATATTATCAAACGTTTTTATTTCTTCATCTGTTATTTTCCTAAAAGCTAAGTTCTCGAATGGCACAACCCCGCCACCTGTCGGTTGCCCTAAGTACATCCAATTATATTTACGGATGTTATTTGTTTTTACGTTTTCAATTTCATCAATAGTTTGTTCTGATAAAAAAGGATTATCATAATAAAATGAGTGGTGAACGTAAGTATTTTTAGGAATAAATTGTGTCTCGAATTTCTTGTTAAGCCAGTGTTGTTTTCTTTTAGGCGGGTTATATGAATAGAAAAACTTGTATGTCATATCATTTGACAACTTTTCACGCAAGATAGAGTCAATGATTATCTGTAAATCATCCTCTGTTTTGAACTGGTCAACTTCTTCAAACCAAATTTGGGATATAGGAAAATCGCTCGATGTTATAGATTTGAAACTCCCCGGATCATCAGCTCCACGAAATATAAATCCGTTGCCCCTTGCTTTATAAATTATCTTCATTGGGCTTTTGTAATACTCAAATTCATCTTGCAAGCCCATTATCTTTAATGATTTTTTTAACTGTTGATATACAGTGTTGTAAATATCTTTTTCAACTTTTCGTACAATGAGAATATTTATAGGCTTATCAATTACGTCAAAATCTAATCTTTGTGAAATAGTAGTTGACTTTGCGGAGTTTCTTCCGCCTTTACAAACATAGTGAGTATAAATAGGATTGTCGCAAGCGTCCCAGAAATCCCAGAACGATTCCAACACAACTTCATGAGTTCTAACTTCATTCTGTTGTGCTTGCATTCTTTTTTGAGGCTAATTTAGAGGCTATTGTATCTCGCACAACCGTAATACCGCCTATATGTTCAATCTCTTGTTTGTCTTTCCAGTTGTGATTATTTTTTAAGCCGATTATAAACATTGCGGGGTTAACAGTTTTGCTTGTGCCCATTTTGAACATTCTGCTTTCCTGAATATCTTTGCAAAGAGAGTAGACTTTAGAAAAATATTCGTTCTTATCACAAAATTCTTTTAATCTTGTCGCATTAATTCTCTTTTCAACAAGAAAATCCTTAAACCATAAGTTTTTAGGTTCCGTCTCCATCCATCCGATCAACTCATCGGCGAAGGCTTTTATTTCATCCTCTGTCCAAGCATGATTAAAAATGTGTTCAAATTTACCAACATAATGATTGTCGCCCGTTCTTTTTTTAGATTGCGACTTATTTTTAATATTTTTCTTTTTTTGTGTCATTATTTTATTTGCGTCTGTCATAATTAAAGATTATAATTGTCCATAAGTTATTGTTAATAAAGAAGATGGGAGTATAGAATGAATAATGCAATCCTCGAAGATAACGGATGGAGTGTTAAGGGATGCTCTATTGTTTACACACCCAAAGGACAAGCCGGTGAATATTCTAAACTTGCCTGTAACCCATATTCTGGTTGTGGGCATAAATGTGCTTACTGTTATGTCCCACTTGTTTTGAAAATACCCCGCGAAAAATTTGACTCTGTTGCCACCGGTCGAATAGGTTTTCTTGAAAAACTTAAAAAGGATGCCGAGAAATATAAATCTTTGGGAATAACCGAACAAGTAATGCTTTCCTTCACGACAGACCCTTATCACCCGTTCGACAATCTGCTTACAAGATTGGTTATCAAAACTCTGCAAAATTACGGACTCGGGATATGTACTCTCACCAAGGGCGGACAAAGAGCACTTAGAGATATTGATTTGTTCAGACCAGATAGAGATTCTTTCGCAAGCACACTTACAAGCCTTGACGATTCCTTTTCGTTGCAATGGGAGAGGGGTGCAGCACTTCCACAAAACCGAATAAATACCCTTAAAAAATTTCACGATGCTGGAATCTTTACGTGGGTTAGTCTTGAGCCAACTTTGAATATTGAATCGAGTCTTAGCATTGTAGAGCGTACTCACGAATTCGTTGATCTTTACAAAATTGGAAGGGCTAATTATTTGCCTATGACAAAAACTTTGGACTGGGAATCGTATACCCACAGAATGCTCGAAATGGTTAATCGGTTGAATGTTAAACATTATTTTAAGCTCGATTTACAAAAATATTTGCCAAAAGATTATTATAACCCAAAATATATAAATCAATTTCATGCTAAAGTTGGAAAGACAAATAGTATTTCCTTGCATGAAACCGATAATTTATTTCCTTGACTCCATGCAAAGATAACCAATTTTTGAATAATGTCCAGCCCTTTCTACCAAAAAGAGTTGGGCATTTATTTATCATTTCTAAAGTATATCCACAATCTAATAAAAAATCATTTGGCAGCCTACCCATGATTGATCGTATGAATGTTACAAATACTATTCCTTTATATTTCTTATCAAATATAATTTTAAGTTGTTCATAAGGAACTCCGTAAGCATCCAAATCTATAACGTCAAATTTATCTAAATCTAAAGAAGCCAAGAATTTTTCGTTATCGCCCAAAAGCATAAAGTCGTTTTGCTTTTTTTCTTTATCTATTTTTAATATGTTAATTTTTTTATCAACCCGGTTCTGGATGTTTTTCCAAATTGTTCCCTTGCCTGAATAAGCATCTATAACCTTAATTTCTTTTTTATCAGGCAATAAATTCAGTCTCAATTTTATTTTATCTTCGAGATATGAATTGTCAGTTTGCAGACTGCTCAATTTCTACGCCTTCAATTAGTTTTATTGATTCAATTAATTCTTTCATTTCAAGATACTTATCGGGAGGGAAAGAAATAAGCACATGCACCATTTTATAAAATTTTAGATTTTCAGATTGTTCTTTTAATTTTTCTTCCTTACTGCCAGTTAATTCTTCTTC